AAGAGCGCGCTCAAGTATCAGACTTCATCATTCATTCTCTACTGGATGGGTGACGAGCACGTGCCTCAGGTAGTGAACACGTCGAAGGATTGGCTCATTCCTGGTCTGAAGCACTACATCATCGGCTACGACATGCTGGTGCCGAAGTCGCGCACTCTGAAGAACGGCACAAAAGTCAACAGCGGATTCGATATCTCGCAGTTCGACCGTGTTGGCATTAAGTGTGTTGTGTTGGACGAATGTCAGCAGATTAAGAATGTTGACAGCTCGCGCACTCAGATGGTGCGGCGCGTAGTTCGCGACAGGAAAGTAATCCCTCTCTCTGGCACACCTTGGAACAACAGAGGTTCAGAACTGTTCCCCGTGTTCAACATGATGGACCCTGTTAAATTCAATTCTGCAGAAGGTTTCCGCCGACGTTGGGTTGACACGTATTACGTTGGCGCGTATGAGAAGGAAGCGGGAATTCGTAACATTCCAGCATTCAAGGAATACACGAAAGACTTGTGTATTCGTCGCGAGCGGACCGAAGTATTGCCTGAACTACCGCTCGTCAACAGGACGAAACTGAATGTTGTAATGACGGAGCAGGAGGAGCAGAATTACGATGCGGCAGTAGATGAGTTCGTCAAGTGGTACGAACAGCAGACCGAGGAATTAGGCGGCATGGCAATCATCGCTGCTATGGCAAAGATGCGGCGGATTGTAGCGTTGGCCAAGATTCCGGCAACGATGGAATACGTGAGCGAATTCATTGAGGATACAGACCGTAAAATCTGCATCTTCGCGCATCACAAGGACGTGCAAGAGATTCTCTATCAAGACTTGAAAGAGAAATACGGCGCGGAGATGCCTGTATTTCAGTTCGTGGCGGGTGGTGATGTAAACGAGACGCAACACAAATTCAATACTGCACCTAGAGCAATACTAGTTGCATCGCAACTCGCAGCAGGTGAGGGGCTGAACCTTCAGACATGTTGTGACTGCGTAATGCATGAGCGTCAGTGGAATCCGGGTAAAGAGGAACAGTGTGAAGGTCGCTTCATTCGGATTGGCTCGACAGCACAATCTGTGAGCGCAGTCTACGCGCACCTCGAAGGGCTTACAACCACAGACCCACAATTGGACGCTATCGTCGCACGTAAGCGTATTCAATTCCATGCGCTGCACAATAAGGGTGAAGCGACGAAGTGGAATGAAGATGCCATCATGAAAGAATTGGCGGCATCGATTGTGAACGCGCACAACGCCAAGAAGAACCGTAAAATCGTAGCGAAAGGGGCCTAACTGTGATTAACTGTCAGAAATGTGGTAAAGAGACTGGTCCTGCATTCGGACTGTGCTCCGACTGTATCCAAAAGGAGGATTCAACTATGAAGAACTACATTGAATTCCGCGTGTATCTGAAGCCTACTGTCGATTTCATGGATGCCGATGCTGCGGCAGAGGAATTGAAGGACTTCATTACGGACCAGCTTAGTCCTGAACAGGGCGCGCCACCATTCTTCACGCAAGATGTGACTTACGTCGTCAAATACGAGGTGAAAGACAATGAAGTTCAATGAGTTGAAATTCGTTGACATGCGCATGGGACAGCAGGCTAAGGTTGAGTTTCCGAATGGATATGGGGCCAGCATAGTGCAAGGCCCGTATTCATACGGCAACGAATTCGGCCTGTATGAATTGGCTGTGCTGAAAGATGGCGTATTGTGTTATGATACGCCTATTACGTCAGATGTGGTGGGCCATCTTTCGCCTGATGATGTGACGGCATTACTTCAGCAGATAGAGGCGCTGAAGTGAGGTTCCGTCACTCCGAATACGCGCCGTGGAGTGTTCCGACGCAGGAAGAAGTGTTGGAAGTAAACGCAGCATCAATCGTATCAGATTGCCGGGCTATCATAGCCGGCACTCTGGTACCACGTCCTTGGGCGGACTTCTCAGGTGTATGGAATCCACAAGAGAAGGAACCTATTCGACACAGGTCAATCGAAACAAAGAAACGGTGCTCAGAGTCACGTAAAGCCTACTACGAAAGTAAGGTTAGGCCAATGAATCAGAAGCAGGTAGGAATGTTCAGAAAGATGGTGAACCTACTTACTGCGAATGGATGTAATGTATGGGACGCGCGCATGAAGGCCCGTGAACTGTTGGGATTAGATGGGCCAATCGAAATCCGTCGATGATGTGCGCATCTTCAGTTGAAGGATGAAGGGGAGGGATGGAATCACTACTCATCGTATTCATTGTAGCGTTTGTAGCGGCAATCATCCATATTCAGAAGCAGGAGAATCAGAATGAAACTGGTCGAAAAGATTGAGGAACTAGAACTCACGAATCCAATCAGTCAGTCACTCATGATAGTGGCTACTAACAGCATCGAGAATGATAAGGCACTCCTAAAGATGGGAGAAGCCATCATCGAACAGGTGAATACTATCAGCAGCATGATACGTGAACACTCTCAGATGATTCTGGAATTACAGAGTCGGCAGCTGGAATTGTTCGAGAAGCTGACTACTCTGTCAGAAGTCGTTCATACGCACTTCGGTCCCACTGTCGTCACACACTAGGAGGTCACAATGCCCGAATCACTCAGCACACTTCAGTACATCACGCATCCAACTTACGGATGCTGCACCACCAGCGAACTCATGAAGCTGTCGAAAGATGACAAAGAAGCCATGATGAAGCTGAAGGAGTATGCCACGGAGGAGATGAAACTCCGCGGAATCGACATCAAGTAGTCAGTTGTGGCGGGGACAAATTAGGCGTCACCTGTTGGAGATTTGGCTAGCAGGGTGGGGGCGCATAAACGACGGCGTAGAGTTTCCTAATTACTCTTTGGAGGCCGTGACCCGCCCCCATTTACTACTTGAGCTTTTTGATGGGGCTACAATCCATTCAGTGTTTGGCCCACTGAGCTTCTCTCGAAGTGAGGATTGTAGCTCCTTCAAAGTGCTCACGTAACTCGCTTAACTGAGGTGAACCATGAGGAAGAAAGTGACCGTAAAGAAGTATCGTATCCCACGTTCTCTCCGCAAGATGTTCCCGAAGGTGGAATATGCAGTAGACGCGCACGCACCAGTCTACGTCACAGTAGGTGAGAAGGATTGTAAGGATGCGCGGAAACTCAATCCATCCGAATGCGCACTCGCACGCGCAGCGCGTCGTGAGTTGCATGCTGATGGTGTCATCATTGGGATGAGCACATCCTACATCATCAAGGGAAACAAGGCGGTTCGGTTTGATACGCCGCAGTCGGTGGCACGTGAAATCGTCTCATTCGACCGACATGGTGATTTTGCAACAGGTGATTACCACCTGATTCCAAAGTCTCCATCGAATCAGTTCGGTGTGAAGAAGCGTTGAAACACAGGTGGCGCAAACAAGATAGCGACTCGGAAGATTCACATGTCGGCGCGTGTCCGCATGTTGCCGAAAGGACGATAAGTGGACATCATCCTGCAACCGAAGAAGAACGTAATCATGGATGCTACACTCCTCAGCTCTCTCATGAGTTGTGGTAGGCTCCATGATTTACGTTTTAACCATCGTTTCATTTCCACGAGAGGTAAGTCGAACAGTCTCGAAGTGGGGACGCTCATTCATAAGGTGTTGGAGGTCTACTACAAACACATGATTAAGGGGTTTGACCGTAAGACTGCCATCGGTCAGGCTCTAGCTGCGGGTCAGTTGTATGTATCCGGATGCGCGCACTGTTCACAGGTTACTGAAGGCACACCATCATGCGGACATGACGTGATGGAGTATCCAGGTATGCAGAACACGGCAGAACATTCAGAGAAGTGGAATGTAGGTTGGAGGTTCGCACTCGACACATGCGAGAAATACTTCGACCACTACAAGGGTGACTCATTCATTCCACTCGCTTGTGAACAGGTTCGTGGTGAAGTGTTGTATGAGGACGATGAAATCCGCGTATTGTGGAAGGCGAAGTTCGACCTCATAATCGACATCAATCAGTACGGAATAGTGTCGATGGACCACAAATCATTCAAGCAGCGGCGTGATAAAACCACGCTCAGTAACCAGACTACTGGTCAATGCCTCTTGCTCAAGAGTCGGAACGTCATCATCAATAAGATTGGATTACAGTCCACTCTGAAGATTGATGAACGGTTGAGCCGTGAAGTAGTCTCATACAGCGCAGACAGACTGTTGGAATGGCAGTCTGAAATCCTTCCGTACTACGCATACAAGTACATCCAGTTCAGTGAGTCGGGGTATTGGCCTCCTAACTACACGCACTGTGACAACGTGTATGGTCAGTGTCAGTTCAAGAACGTGTGCGAAGCTGACAGAGGTATGAGGGAGGAAGTGTTGAGGACTGACTTCATGATTGGTCCTGTGTGGGATCCAACTAATAAGGAGGAGTGATGAGTAGGGAGGAACTAGAGTTACTTGAATCTTTGCTCAAGAACTTCCTCACATACGAGGTCACATACGATGTGATGTTGATTGAAGATGTGACACGCGCGTTAGCTGCCGTGCAACGAGAGATGGAACCTGTGCAACTCTCATTCGACTTTGAGAAGGACATCAATGCCTGAATTCAATTCGCTCAATGATATTAGGGATTATCTACCCAAAGCGAGGGTAGCATTCGAGATGCACGTCGAGTGCGTATGTGCTGAAGTTACTGACATCGCCAAACAAATCTCATCGGCATTGGGTGAAGTTTCTATTGACGAACTTAAGGATGGAATCATTCAAGAGTTCACTAATAGACTCAAAGAGCCTATGGAGATCAAGTAATGCCTAACATGAATGACGTGGGCTTCGATGCACTTTACGTGTTGATGAAGGGTGAGCCGGGACTGAGAAAATCGACTCAGGCTCTATCATTCCCCGGACCACAATACTGGTTCAGTTGGGACCGTAAGATGAATTCAATTCAATTACCCATGCGGAAATGGGGTATTGACCCGAAGTCAATTACATTCGATGACTATGACGACTGGAATAAACCCAAACAGAAGTTGGAGAAACTTCAGACTGACTGTCCTTACAAGACTATAGTCCTCGATAGTATCACGTCGATGGCAGACATGACGTTGCGCCAAACTACTCAAATGAAGTATGGCAAAACACGCGCATCCGGCGCGGCGGCAGGTAAGTTGATTGCTGGAATTGCAGTCAATGAGATTGAAGATTACAACGCTGAGTCTGCCGCACTTCAAGAGTTGATAGCGTTGACGAAGGACATCCACATTTATCACAAAGTGAATGTCATTCTTATCGCGCACGTCATTCAGGCTGAGTACCGGAGTACAACGAACAACACAACACACATTAGTCGGCAGATTGTTACAGCCGGCAAGAAAGTCGCGGCTAAAATCCCCGCGTATTGTGGTGAAATCTATCACTTCAATATTAAAAAGGGATTTGTTGAAGGAGCAGGAGGTGACTATTCACTACTAACTGAACATGCAGGTGACGACTTCGCTCGGTCTGCATTAGGTCTGGATAGAGAGATTGTATTCAATGACAAGCCTCTCTATGATACCTGGATTAAACCAGCCATAGCGAAGATGCAACAACCAACAACACCAACAACCAAGTTCTAACAACAGGAGAAACAGATGCCCATCATCCAATTCAGTGACCGCGACCTGCTGCGTGGCAAGGTCGTCGAGCCAGCTTGGTATCTTGTAACCATCAACAACATCGGGGAGGCTCCGTCGAAAGATGGTGGCTCTACAAACTACCCGGTGGAAGGTTCCATCGTGAAGAACGCGGACTCTGGTTCGGAGGAATACGCAGGTGTTCCGCTCGACTGGAATTTCAACAGCAAGGCGATTGGCTTTGCGGTTGGATTCCTTGCCGCGTTCGGTGTGGACGTGAAGGCAGGTGCGCGCTTCGACCTGGCGAATGCTGTAGGCAAACAGGTTGAGGTGTTTGTGGAGAACGGCGAGTGGCAGGGACGTATGGTCAACCGCGTCAACCACAAGTATCGCGCACTCCGCGGCTAGTACACACATGGGCCGAAACCTGAGCAACTATCTCAGGTAGGTGCTCTAACCATCGGTTGTGTGAATGCTTTGAGGGTTGCGGTAAACACGTAAAATGACGGAACCCTCACTTATTTGGTCTAACAATAGGCCCATCCGTACATGGAGAGTGAAATGAACAACTACGACGAGTTTCCTGACGTACCGCCCTACATGCTTGATGGAGTTGAGCACACGGACTCCTCTATCACGCCTGATCCAGACATCGAAGAAGTCATCGAAGAACTGCACAAGGA